AAGCACCGGGCAGCGCGCCTGGCACTGTGGCACCGGCGCGAGCGGGCCAGCCGCGCCGACGTCTCGCTCGACGACCCGCTCCCCGGCGGCGAGGGACTGACCGTCGGCGCCGCGCTGGCCGAGGACGCCGGCTACGGCGCCTGGGTCGGGCAGCCGACAGATCGCATCGCCATGTTGGAACGCCGCCTCGACCTGGAGCGGGCCGGTCAGGCCCTGTCCCCGGACGACATGCCGCTGCTCGCGGCTCTCGCGCGCGGCGACGCGAACGCCCCCGCCCAGGCCGGCCTCTCGCGCACCACCGCCTTCCGCCGGGTGCAGGAAGCGCGGCTGCAGTTGCTCGCCGCAGGCGTGTCCTCGGCAGCGTGAAACAGATCGTCGAGAGCGTGAGTAGTAGAACAGTATGGACACCTGCATCCCCGACATCCCGACCGCGGCGGCGCCACTCACCGATGTGGCGCTGTGCAAGTGGCTCGGCGCTGCCGCGCCCGGCGACTGCATCACGTATCACCGCGGCTTCCTTGCGCGCGACATCTCGCCGCTGACGCAGATGCTGCCTGAACCCGACCGCGTGGCGCTCATGCGGCTCGCTGGCCGGGCCTGGAAACTTGCCGACGCGGACCTCGCCCACCTGCTGCAGCGCCGGCACGGCGACGAGGACTACGAGTACCTGATCGTCGCCCGCCGTCGCCCGCGCCGCGCCGACCCGCGCGTCCTCGCTCGTTTGCTCAAGGAGGCTGCGTAATGGCGACCAACCAGCCGAACCGCCCTACGCTCGCCGGTGTACGGCACATGCCGATCCACGAGGTGATCGGCCTTCCGGTCGAGCATCTCGCAAGCCTCCACAGCGACGCGCGCAACGCGTCCGTTGCGGCCAAGCGTCTGGCGGATTGGATCGAGGCCGCCATCGCTCTCCGCTACCTGCGCATTGCCCGCCACCAGCCGCGCCGCCGCCGCGGCGAAGCGATGCCGGGCGATGCCTCTTCCCCGCGGGCGGCGTGAGGACAACGTTATGGGCAAGGCGTCCCGCGACAAGGGCCTGCGCCGCGAGCGGGCACTGGTCGAGATCCACCTCAAGTCCGGCCTGCGCGCCGAGCGCGTGCCGCTGTCGGGCGCCGCGCGCTATCGCGGCAACGGCGCCGATGTCGATCTGTATGTGCGCGGCGCCGAGCCGGTGAAAGCCGAGGTGAAAGCCCGCGCCGGCGGCAACGGATTCCGCACTCTGGAGCGCTGGCTCGGCGGCAACGACGCGCTGTTCCTCTGGCGCGACCGCGTCGCACCGCTCGTCGTCGTGCCGCTGCACATCTGGCTGGAACTGGCCGGCCGCAGCGCGCGCGCCAACGCGGATGCGGATGCAGACCGCCGCGAGCGCCGGCGGCATGCCGAGCACGGCCTGTTGCCACCGATCGACGCCATCGCGCGCGAGACCGCGTGACCCGCGGCGCCGGTCACATCCCCTCAGCCCTTGGAGACGACATGCTGAACAACCGAACGACCCTGGCGCAGCTTCGGGAAATGACCGCAATGCAGGCGGCACGCCTGCCGGTCGATCACCTCGCTATGCTGCTGGACGAGGTCGGCGACCTGAAGGCCGACGCCAAGCGTCTCGGCGAAATCCTGAGCGACGCGCTGCACGAGCGCTACGGCGGACGCGCCGCCTGGGCGCGGCGCGCCGAAGGCAAGGACACCGGCCGGGTCCGCCTGGACGACGATGGTTTCCACGTCGTCGCCGATCTGCCCAAGCGGGTGGAGTGGGACCAGGCGCGGCTGACCGAGGCGGTCACCACCATCCGCGGCTGGGGCGAGGACCCCGCCGACTACATCACGATCGAGTTCCGCGTCCCCGAGACCCGGTTCAACGCCTGGCCGCCGAAGCTGCAAGCGCTGTTCGTGCCAGCACGCACCGTCGTCGCCGGCCGGCCCTCCTACACCCTCGAACAGAAAGGCGCCGCGTGATGGCGCACGAACTGCGCATCCAGGTTGCCATCCCGCTCGCCGGCGACGCCCTCGCCCGCGCCAAGGATGTCGCCGCCTTCGAGCCAGTCCTCGACGGCTTCACCGAAGCTGTCGCGCGCGTCGGAGGCCAGATCGTCGTCGACGTGGTCAAGGTCCGCACCCCAAAGAAGGAGGCGCACTGATGGCAATCTCTCTCGCCTCGCTGCGGAGCAGCACCGCACTGTCGCCACCGCGGCTGCTGCTTTACGGCGTTGCCGGCGTGGGCAAGACCTTGTGCGCGACCGGCTCGCCGAGGCCCGTCGTCATCCAGACGGAGGACGGACTTGGCACCATCAGCGTGCCGACCTTCGGGCTGCTGCGCAGCTTCGACGAGGTGATGGAAGCGCTGGCCAGCCTCTACACCGAGCCGCACGACTACCAGACCGTGGTGCTGGACAGCCTCGACTGGCTGGAGCCGCTGATCTGGCAGCACACGGCGCAGATGCACAACCAGCCCGACATCGAGTCGTTCGGCTACGGCAAGGGCTATCTCGCCGCTCTTGATACCTGGCGCAGCTTGCTGGACGGCCTGAACGCTCTGCGCGACGAGCGTGGCATGGGGGTGATCCTGATCGCCCATGCCGAGATCAAGCGCTTCGACAGCCCCGAGACCGAACCCTACGACCGCTACCAGCCGAAGCTGCACAGCCGCGCCTCGGCGCTGGTGCAGGAGCATGTCGATGCCGTGCTGTTCGCCAACTACCGCATCAGCACGCTGAAGTCCGACGTCGGCTTCAACAAGAAGGTGGTCCGCGGGGTCAGCGGCGGCGATCGCCTGCTGCACACCGCCGAGCGCCCGGCCTTCCTGGCGAAGAACCGCTTCGGGATGCCGGAGACGCTGCCGCTCGCCTGGTCCGAACTCGCGGCCTGCATCCCGTTCTACGCGAACACCACCCCCGAACCGAGGAGCTGAGCCATGGCATCCCTGAACGGAACCTTCGATGCGACCGAGGTCGCACCTGCCGTGCCGCTGGAAGTGCTGCCGCCGGGCAAGTACCTCTCGCAGCTCATCGAGAGCGAGATGATGCCGACCAAAGCTGGCGACGGCCAGATGCTGAAGCTGGTCTTCGAGGTGCTGGAAGGACCCTACGCGCGGCGCAAGATCTTCGACCAGCTGAACCTGGTGAACCGCAGCGAGCAGACGGTCGAAATCGCGCAGCGGCAGCTGTCGGCGATTTGCCATGCGGTCGAGCAGGTCCATGTCAGCGACAGCGAGCAGCTGCACTTCAAGCCGTTGATCGTAACGCTGAAGGTCGAGCCTGCCGGCGTCGACAAGCACGGCGTGCACCGCGAGGCACGCAACAAGGTGGGGGGCTACTCGTCGGCGAAGGCAGGTGTCCGCGCGCCGGCTCCGGCACCACGGCCTGCCGCTGCGCCACCCCGTCCCGCGGCGGCTGCGCCTGCTGCGCCGCCACCAGCCGCACGTGCCGGTGCCGCGGCGACAGCACCCTGGCGACGCAACGCGTGAGGACCCTGCCGGCGGGCCACAGGTCCGCCGGTCTTCCCTCCCTCCAGTCGGGATCAGGCCATGGCTGCTCTTCCACCTCCGTCGAGCCCTACTGTCACCGCCATCTACGCGGCCTATGAGGCAGCCGCTGATACCGGCTATCGCGCCCATCTCGGCGCGTCGCTGATCGGCACTGAATGCGAGCGTGCCCTCTGGTATTCCTTCCGCTGGACCACGCGGGCACGGCACACCGGCCGGCTGTTGCGGTTGTTCGAGACCGGCAATTTGGCCGAGAGCCGCTTCGTCGCTGACCTGCGGCGCATCGGCGTTACGGTGCTCGACCTTGATCCGGTGACCGGCCGGCAATGGAACCTGCGCGATGCCTCCGGCCACTTCGGCGGCAGCATGGATGCCGTCGCCATCGGCTTCGCGGAGGCACCCTCCACCTGGCACGTCTGCGAGTTCAAGACACACGGCCACAAATCCTTTGCCAAGCTGGCCGCCGAGGGTGTCGAACGGTCGAAGCCGCTGCACTGGGCGCAGATGCAGGCCTACATGCAGTTGGCCGGCCTTGACCGGGCCTTCTACCTGGCGGTCTGCAAGGACACCGACGAGCTTTACCAGGAGCGCATCCGGCACGATGCCGAGGCCGGGCTGCGCATCCTGGCCAAGGCACAACGCATCGTCGACGCCACCCGCCCGCCGGCGCGCATCAGCGAGGATCCGGCCTGGTGGCAGTGCCGGTTCTGCGACCACCACGCCGTCTGCCATGACGGCGCCGCGGTCGAGCGGCATTGCCGTTCCTGCCTGCACGCCTCTCCCGCCTCATCGGGGACGTGGTCCTGCGCCCGCCACCGCATTCTGCTCGGTCTGCGCGAGCAACAGGCCGGCTGCGACAGGCATCTCTTCATTCCCAACCTGGTGCCGGGCGAACAGGTCGACGCCGGCGAGGACTGGGTCAGCTACCGCATGCGCGACGGCAGCGAATGGCGTGATGGGGTGCCGGCGCGGCCCGCGACCATTTCGCACCTGCCCTGCCGGGTGTGTCGTGCCACCATCTACCGGGTCGGGTCGGGCAAAGGACCGCACATCGCCGAGTTGATCTGCACCTCCTGCAACACCGGCGGCCGGTGGCTCAGCAAGGCCGACGCCGTGGCGATGGGAGTGGCCGCATGACGCTCGCACTTCGCCCCTATCAGCGCGCCGCCATCGAGGCGCTCTACGACTACTTCGCGGGCAACGCCGGCAATCCGCTGGTCGTGATGCCAACAGGCACCGGCAAGAGCCTGTGCATTGCCGGTTTCACCCGCGAGGCGATCGCCGCTTGGTCCGACACCCGCGTGCTGATCCTCACCCATGTGAAAGAGCTGATCCAGCAAGACTTCATGGCGATGCTGCGGGCCTGGCCGGACGCGCCGGCCGGCATCTACTCCGCCGGCCTGTCGCGCCGTGACATCCATGCGCAGGTGCTGTTCGCCGGCATCCAGTCGATCCATCGCCATGCCCGTCAGGTGCAACGCTGCGACCTGGTACTGATCGACGAGGCGCATCTGCTCGGCCGCAGCGACAGCGGCATGTATCGCTCCTTCCTCGCCCAGCTGAACGAGATCAATGCCGGCCTGCTGAAGGTGGTGGGGTTCACCGCGACACCCTACCGGCTGGACAGCGGCATGCTGCATGAAGGCAAGGACAGGCTGTTCACTGACATCGCCTACGAGGTGCCGGTGCTGCAGATGATCCAGCAGGGCTACCTCTGCCCGGTCGTTCCCAAGCAGACCACGACCCAACTCGATGTCGGCAGCGTCGGCACGCGCGGCGGCGAGTTCATCGCCAAGGACCTTGAGGAAGCAGTCGACCGCGACGAAGTGACGCGCGCCGCTGTCGCCGAGATCGTGCAGCATGGCGAGGGCCGCGGCTCCTGGCTGGTGTTCTGCTCGGGCGTCGCGCACGCACGCCACGTCCGCGACGCTGTCCGCGAGCACGGCATCTCCGCGGAGACAGCGACCGGCGACACGCCGGGTCCGGAGCGCGATGGCATCCTGGCGGCGTTCAAGGCGGGGCGGCTGCGCTGCGTCACCAACGCCAACGTTCTGACCACCGGCTTCGACGCGCCCGGCACCGACCTGATCGCACTGCTCAGGCCAACCAAGAGCGTCGGGCTCTACGTGCAGATGGTCGGCCGCGGCACCCGCCTGGCCGAGGGCAAGGATGACTGCCTGGTGCTGGACTTCGCCGGCAACACGGCGCGGCACGGTCCGATCGACACGGTGGATGGGCGCAAGAAGGAGAAGAGCGAGGAGCCGGGCGAGGCGCCGATCAAGGTCTGCCCGGAATGCCAGACCATCAATCATGCCAGCGTGCGGCACTGCATCGCCTGCGCCCACGAATTCCCGCCGCCGGTCGTGAAGGTAGCACCGCAGGCGGCCTCCAACGCGCTGCTGTCGACGCAGCAGCAAGGCATCTGGTGCGACGTGACCGGCATCACCTACGCCCGGCACGAGAAGCCCGGTAAGCCGGCGTCGTTGCGCGTGACCTACGAGTGCGGCCTGGCGCGGCACAGCGAATGGGTGTGCTTCGAACACACCGGCTTCCCCCGCGACAAGGCGGTGAGCTGGTGGCGCCGCCGCGCCGGCAATCTCGTGCCGCCGGTGACCGTTGAGGAAGCGCTGCAACATCTGCCCGACCTGCACCGTCCCATCGCGATCCAGGTGCGGCCCGCGGGCCAGTACACCGAAATCGCCGCGGTGAGGTTCGTTTGATATGCGCGGCCTGTCGCCTCCGCACTGCGCGCGGCTTCGGGTGGTTCGATCCGCGCCCCTTGGTGCCGGCACCGAAGCCGGCCTGCTCGATACGTTGCATGGATGCACTCTGCCGGAGGTGGGGCGTGGTTGACCCGGACGAACACGAGATCGCGGCGATCCAGGCGGCCAGCCCGATGGCCGGCGAATACCTGGACAGCATCGGCAAGACCGACCTGGCGACGCTGACCGACACCGAATGGCTGACATTCCTGGAGGTGGTGATCACCGCCTACCAGGACGAGTTGGTCCGGCGGCTCGATACCGGCCGGCATCCGGCACCGCCGATCGCGGTGGCACGGCGATGACCGGCATGGATTCAGATGCCTCCTTCATGGCGCAGTGCGGCGAGCGCCTCGTCGACAGCGGCTACCCCATCATCCCCATCATGCCGGGCACGAAGGTGCCGGGACGGTTCACCAGCGGGGAATGGTCGCCCTATCCCGACTGGACCCGGCATTGCGACCGGCCGACGAAGCCCTTCGAGGTGGACATCTGGCGGCGCTGGCCCGGCTGCGGCGTCGGCATCGCCACCGGCGCGGTGGTGGGCATCGACATCGACATTCTGGACGGGGAGCTTGCGATCCAACTCGCCGGCCTGGCCACGAGCATGCTCGGCGACACGCCCTGCCTGCGCATCGGCCGCGCACCGAAGCGGCTGCTGGTCTATCGCACCACCGAAGCCTTCGCGGGGCGCAAACGACATCCCCTCGAAGTCCTCGCGCGCGGCCAGCAATTCGTCGCCTACGCCATCCACCCGGACACCGGCCAGCCCTATGCGTGGCCGGAGGAGAGCCTGTTGGACGTGCCTCTGGCGAAACTGCTGGCGGTGTCGGAAGCGCAGGTCATGGCCTGGCTCGACCAAGCCTATGCCATGATCCCCGAAGAGATACGGCCACACACCCTCATCGGTGACAGCGCGCCGGCGGACACCTGGAAGGGACCGAGCGACCCCAAGGGCACGCGCGAGGCGATCGAGGCCGCACTCGCCTTCCTGCCGAACGACGACCTGCCCGGCAACGAATGGATTGCCATCGGCGCCGCCATCAAGGCCGCGCTTGGTGAGGAGGGCCGCGACCTCTGGTGCGACTGGTCGCGGCAATCGACCAAGTCGGGCGCATCCGGCCGAGCGGACACGCCGGAACGCCGGTGGGACAAGCTGCGCCCGACCGGCAAGGGCGCGGGTTCGATCTACTGGCTGGCACGGAACCGCGGCTGGGTGCCGCCGTCGGATTACATCCTCAACGGCAACGCCGCAGAGCAGGCCAAGCAGCCGCATCCGGCGGCGGGGCTGCTGGCAAAGGTTGCTGCTCCCCCGGCACCTCCCGCGCCGCCACCGAAGCCCTACCGCGTGCCGCCGGGGCTACTCGACGTGGACGGCGCCCTGAAGCTGTTCGTTGATTATGCGAACAGCACCGCGGTCAGCCCGCAGCCATTCCTGGCACTGGGCGCTGCGATCTGCCTGATCGGCGCGGTGGCCGGGCGGCGGTATCGCACACCGACCGACCTGCGCAGCAACATCTACGCCATCGGCATCGCCGACAGCGGTGGCGGCAAGGACCATGCGCGGCGCTGCGTGAAGCGGGCACTCTATCTGGCCGGGCTCGACCGCTACCTGGGCGGTGAGGAACTCGCGTCGTCGGCCGGTCTGCTCACGTCGCTCCAACTTCATCCCTCCCGGCTGTTCCAGGTCGACGAATTCGGCCAGTTCCTGCGCATCGTCCTGAACCAGCGCGCGCCGTTCCACAAGGCGGCGATCTGGTCGGAGCTGACCAAGCTCTACACCTCGGCCGCCGAGCCCTACATCGGCACGGAATACGCCGACCAGAAGGCGCGGCCGCGGGTCACCATCGAGCAGCCCTGTGCCTGCCTCTACGGCGTCACGGTGCCTGGCCCGTTCTGGAAGGCCATCGAGGGCGGTGCCCTGTCAGACGGGTCGTTGGCGCGCTTCCTGGTGTTCCTCACCGATGACGACTACCCGGCCCGCGTTGATGCACCGGCCGCACAGGTCGTGCCGAACGATCTGATCGCAGCCCTGAAGGCAATCGCCGCCGGCGTGCCCGGCCACGACTACGGCGGCAACCTTGCGGGCATCATGGATGCAACGGCAATAACCCAACCCTATTTGGTGCCGCTGGCGCCCGAGGCCGATGTGGCAATGGCCGAACTGCGCAACGACGCCACGGATCGCTTGCGGACGCATCGCGGCACCTATGCCACGGCGCTGTTCGGGCGCTACGCCGAGAACGCCGCGAAGCTGGCCCTCATCGCCGCCATCAGCCGCAATCCGGCGCAGCCGGTCACAGAGGCTCGTGACGTCGCCTGGGCCAGGCAGCTGACCGAGCACTGCATCGGGACGCTGATGCGCGAGGCTCAGCGCTACGTGGCCGAGAACGACACCGAAGCCAAGCACAAGCGGGTGCTGGAGATCATCCGGTCGGCCGGGCAACTCACGCGCAACGACCTGGTCCGCAAGACCCAGTTTCTGGCGCGTCGGGAGCGGGACGAGATCATCGAGGCGCTGGTCGAGAGCGAGATGGTCGTCCGCGCGCTGGCCGTCACCGCAACCAAGCCCACCACCGTCTACACCCTCGCCGGCGCGGCAGCTGGCACATCCACAGGGGAGTTCGCGCCTTGAG